ATCAACATTTTGCGCTACCCATGAGCGCATCTTCTTAAAGTCTTTACTTTTTAGGTGAGTAAAAAGGTTATTATAGTTATCGTTATTAGCGATACTAGTGACTATAAGTTCCCCACCAATCGACTGCCGTTGACATTCATTAATCACTCGCCGCCAGTCTGGAGCATATTTCATAATCAGGTCAGCAATATGCTTCTGGTCGTATGATACACTTTGCGTTTCAAGAATGTACTGCATACGTTTCATAAATTGAAACGCAAGTTGTGCCATTTCTTTTTTGGTTGTGTTAAATTCATAGACACCGCAACGAGAGTGGAGTGGCTCAATGATACGATTCTTAAAGTTACAAGTTAGAATGAATCGGCAGTTATTTGCAAACTCTTCAATAAATCCACGTAACGCTGGTTGAGTCGATTGTGCATTAAGATAGTCTGCCTCATCAAGGATAACAACTTTGTATCCTCCTTGTAATGAGACTGTTGACGCAAATTGTTTAATCTTTGTTCGTAGTGTATCAATGTTACCAGACTCCGATGCGTTGATGATGATCCAATCAAGACCAAGTTCATTACACAATGCTTTTGCAACTGTAGTCTTTCCAAGTCCTGCGGTTCCTGTGAACAACATGTTGGGTAGTTCACTACCTTCTACAATTTTCTGAAAGGTTTGTTTGAGTGTGTCGGGTAAAATGCAATCACTAATAGTCTTCGGCCGATATTTCTCGACCCATAAAAAATCTGTCATAATATAATCCAATCAAAAAGTAAAGCGGGCATTGCACCCGCTGTAACATTATTCGTCGTCGTCAGTGTTAAGAGATTCTTCTTGTTGAATTGTTTCAACGAGAGAGACGACTTGAATGCATTGGTCACGTAATTGACCGATTGTAGAGAGTTCTTCTCCTTTAAAACCACCACGTTGAGTGACGGCATCCACAACAGCGATTGTAGAACGAGAAACACGGTTTGCAAGTTCTACCAACTGATCAGTTTGTTCAGACATTCTTACTCCTTTAGGATCCATAGGTTGAAGTCTTTTCAAGGGCAATCCAATACTGGACTGGCTGTTCCTTGTGTTTAAAGTTAGAGATGAGTTTTGATGAAATATTCACATCATAGTCACCAGCCAAAATCTTAAGATTCGCAATACTTAAGACAAATGTAAACTCTGCATCTCCAAATTCACCATCGATATCTATAGCAAATGTATTTGATGTTGAGTTACCGTTTTCAACAACTGTGAGTGACAGAACGCCATTCTTACCAGTAATTGATAACTCATTATGACCAAGAATGGACGCAGCCCTCTTAATCTTGTTCAGTGTATCTTCATCCAGTGTAAACTTGACTTCACCGTCAGGCATATTAACATCCTTTGATGGTGTAGTCAATGTATCTTCCGATGCAAAGAAATGCTTTTGTGTTACCCTTCCAGTAGAGTCACCAATTTTAACATATTCTGATTCGAATTTCAAACGTGGTGCATCGACAAGACTAAGTTGATTAATGAACTCACTGAGATCATAGATACCAAAATCTTGTGGTATTTCTACATCAAGTGTTGCAGATGCAAGTACATTACGAGCCTCTGACATCGTCTTCAGAACATTGCCTTGTCGAAACATGACGTTCTGGTTAATTGTCGAAAAGTTCCTAAGAACTGACAGAGTATTTTCACTTAGTTCCATTATATTCTCCGTGTATTATATATGAACCATTATAACACATAATGGTCTATATGTAAACCAATTTATGCTATCATCTTACTGAAGTTTTTGTCCTTCACGAATTCAATTTTCGATCTGAACTTACCATCCAAAATATCACCTTTATGTGATATTACGAACACATTTGTATCACTTAAATGTGATAATATTTTCTGTAGGTTTTCTACGCCATCTACATCCAAAGACGAATCAAACGTCTCATCCAATATCAATAGATTGGTTGAGATTGAGTTTTTCATCTTTGCAATCTGTCGCCATGTAAAGAGTAGGCTAAGATCAATACGTTGTTTCTCACCTTCTGAGAATGAGTCATACGTAAACTCATCACGATGCCTTGATCGAATAGTTTCTTGGAATGATTCGTTCAGATTGAAGTGAACAAAGAAATCCAAGATCTGTAGATACTGATTAACCAATTTATTTATAACGGGTAGATACTGTTTTATGATTTTTGTTTTGATGCCAGTATCCTTCAGCATCTCACCAATTACCTCGTTGTAGTTGCGTTGTTCTGCAATTTCGAGTTTTCGTTCCATGAGCGAATTCTTTTCAGTGGTGAGTGCATCGAGTTCATTAACCGCCTCTCCGAGATCCGTTCCTCCCTGTTCAATTTTGGAGAGATCCTCTCGCTTATTGTTAAGTGTGGAATTAGTCCTTGATAACGTTTTATTGTTAGACACCAGATTTTGTTGTGCCGTTCTAAGTTTTTCTTGAACTTGAAGTGCGACTTCCAAATCTGATTCCACTTGACTTGCGTCTGTAGAGACATTTTGTAACGTGCTATTGATAGTCTTAGCCGTTGACGTGGCATTTTCGATTTTTTCTGATCTAAGTTGTTCACTAATATTTTGGGAACATGTGGGGCAGACATCATTATCCTGAAAGAACTTCGTTTCCTTGACAAGCTGTTTGATTTGGGCTTTGAGGTCATGTTCATGCTCCTTGATCTGCGTCTGCTTCGTATTAAGTTTAGTAAGTGTCGCTGATACCTTTTCGCTATTGGATTCAATGAACGACCCGAGCTTAACGTTTTCGTCCGTGAGTCGAGTCTGTTCGGCCTCAAGCTCAGTAATCTCCTCACTAATCTTATTCGCATATTCCTTGTTGAGTGCCTTAACATCACTAATATACTTCTTTTGTGTTTCGATTTTTGAATTAATAATATTAAACGAATACTCTACTTCTGTGTAGTTATCCTTGAGTTCTGCATTCTTCTCACGCAACAACTGATTCATCTTACTGAACACATTGATGTCCAATAGATCTTCAATCACCTCACGTCGATGGCCTGCGGGTAGTTGCATAAATGGAATGAAACTACTACTACCCAACACGACCACTTGGTGAAATGTCTTGTGGTTGAGTTTCAGAATATTTTGTTCAAGTATCTTCTGATATTCTTTCGCATGAGACGATTGATTAATCATCACCTCGTTCTGATAGATCTCAAACAGAGCGGGTTTGAGTCCACGCTTTACTTTATATTTGGTACTACCAATCTCAAATTCAACCTCAACGACACACTGTTTTTGATTCACAGAGTTTATGAGTTGGGGTTTGTTAATGTTTCGATGTGGTTTACCAAAAAGACCAAAGGAGATGGCATCCAACATCGTTGACTTACCAGCTCCGTTCTGACCAACAATCAAAGTGGACTGTGATCTGTCTAATTTTATTTCAGTAAACTTATTGCCGGTAGACAAGAAGTTCTTGTACCGTACAGATTTGAATACTATCATTATTTAATTATCTCAACTTCACCATCAGTTTCTATAACCACTCTTGCCCCACAGGGAAGAATTGGTTTATCATTACCACCATAACGAACGATAGAATCACCGTGTATTTTTACTTCGTGACAGTATGTATTACTTTTACCTTCTTTAATAGTGATTACTGGTTCATCAGTGCCATGTTTCTTATTGGCTCTGATCTTGTGTTGGTTGACATGAATATATTTCTTGGTCATACTACATCCATCGACTGAGCTTCTGTCATCAGATCAGACATCTCGACTTTGATACGGTTTTTGTCGAGATCCGTTTCCACATTATCTATATACGAATTCAATAATTCTGAAGTCTCTTCAAGTGAGATTCCATCGTCATCAACATTCTCTCCAAGAAACTCTTGAAAGTTTTCAGCAATCTTCAACTCATAAATGGATTGAGACTGGATCTGATCCAAGAATCGTTCAAAGAGAAATTGATCCGACTTCTTCTGCACAACGACTTTCACAAACTTATTTGTGCAGTCTGGTACTTCTGTACTATTATAATCTATTTTGTCGTCATTGTAAAGTATTTTCTTAAACAATGTGTGTGGATTTCGCACTGGTGTCAGTTCACGAGTCTCCGTGTCCAACATATGGAAATACTTTGGATCTCCTGCATCAGCCCATGACAACTCCATCTGATTACCAAGATAATAGATGTTATTCTGTTGCGACTTGGTATGATAGTGACCACTCAATACCATATCAAATCGTTTGAATAAAGAGGCATCCATGCCAGATGTGGATTTGACTCCACGCATCATATCGAATCCATTCAATTCTAGGTGAGCGCCAATAACATCCGCTCGTGTATTCTGTAACCAATCAATCGTTGCATGATAGTTCTCATTATTAATCCAAGGGACTAATCCAATATTCAGAGAACCATATTCATACACAGTGGGTTCCATGACAATATGGATGTTGTTCATGAAATGACCCAATAGTTCTTTTAACGAACAAAGGTTATTTGTGTTCTTGTAGTAGACATCATGGTTGCCTGGTATGATATCCATTCGCATACCATTCTCTACAAGAGGATCTAAGAATATCTTACGATTGTGATTGATTGCCTTGATCGAAATTTGTTTACGATTGTCGTAATAATCTCCTAGGTGAATTACTTGTCGAATTTCGTTTTCTTTACAATATGGAAAGAAGGTATCTGTGTAGAACCTTGTTTGATTTTCCAAAAATATATCCGACGAGTTTCTAACATCACAGTGTGTATCATTCAGTAGAGCTATTTTCATTTTTTTCTTAGACTCCAACTTTCATCATCTAATTGTTCCCATAACAAATCATCACCTACTTTCCAACCCATTTCTTTACATAATTCATCGTCGAGTTGTAGGATCAGTTCACCATCTGAATCGATATCAATCGGTGCATAGTACGTCATTCTAAAAACTCCGTCAGATCAGAATCGGCATGTACCGTTCTTTTCTTACGTTTCTTTTCCTGTTTCGCAAACTCTTTAATTTGACTATCTTGAGTTCTAACTTTTTCGATACGATCACGTAGGACATCCACCATCGTATTCATTTCTTGATAACCCGCATCAGGATTGTTTTCATCAGTCTCAATAAAGTCTTCAATCGAAGCACTGGTAAGAAATTTGATTTTAATATCCTGCTGTTTCTTTTCCTTTGCGATTCGTCGTAGAAATGCATACCATGAGATTTGCGTGAAATAAGCAAATGCATTCGGTTTTCCTGTACGTGTAGCCGTTTCTATGTTATAATTAAGAATTGCTTTGAGACAGTTTTCAACCGCATCCATGACCATTTCTTCTCGATATGTGTATCGAATAAAATTGGATTTGTGAGACAAACCCTCAGAGATTCTTAGGAAACACTCTGCTATATAATCTGGTACTGTTGGAATAATTTTATCTTTGTCTCTTGCTTCATTTACAGTCTTAACATACTCGACAACCGCATGAGAAAAATCAGCATTGTTGACGTAATGTATACTTTCTCTTTTTGACATATAACCTCCATAATCTACATATTATATCATAAAATAAGATAAAAGTAAAGACTTGACAGAATAAAAAAAGTATGGTATAATTCTTATGTCTCGCCGGAGAGGGTTGATATACCTAGTGAATTTGAATAGGTGTGTGGTCAGAATCAAAATCAACTTCTTCATAATCATCATGTGGTAGTAATTCAAGGCCTTCTTCACCATAGTTTTTCATTTCTTCAATCACATCATAATAATAAGTCATGGCGATTTTGCTTGGATTGGATATTCCAACGATGTGTTTTGACTTGATAGTATGCAATGCGGATGGATCGTTTTCCATAGCCATCCAAGGTTTGAAGGTAAAGTATCTCATGGACTCATCCATACTATCCACTGCAACGACTCTTAATGCCTGACGAATCACAACTTCATCATTCTTTTCACTGTCCCACTCGACGACTTCAGCAAAAACTTCTTCGTTATTGTCTAGTTTGAATTGTTTAATTTCCATTATAGTTCTACCTCATATGTTTTATATATGAAGTTCTCAGCCTTATACATTTTCAGTCTTTCCCACGAATGCAGTAAAGCAAAATTTTGTCTCGATCCGCTGGAAATGTCGTCCGTGATATCATACAATTGAGTTGTTCTCCCGTCGTCTGATTTACGTAGACCCCTTCCGATTGATTGTAAGACTCTGATTTGTGATTTAGATGGAGAAGCAAAAATAATATTATGTAAATTACGAATATTAATACCAGTGCTGAAAGTACCCAATGAAGCAACGATGATTGCGTCGGATTGTTTCTCGGTAATCTTTCGTATTGCTTCACGATCTCCTGTATCCGTTGCACCAGATACGAAAAAAACTTTTCTATCATTGTGGGCTTTGTCCTCAATTAAGTCATACAAGGGTTTACCATGTTTCTCAACAAACTGAAATAATACAAGAGTATTTCCCTTTTGGTCTAATGCAAGGTTACGAATAAACTGATTGCGTTTTTCGTGTTTAACAATATACTCTAATTCATCTTGGTAAGAACGTTTTCCAAAAGAGTCTCGATCTTTGTGTTTGAGTACCAATCGTTTGATTTCCAACTTTGCCAAAGTGTCATTGTCTTGTAAGTTACGAGTCGTGGTAACCTTGTATACTCTTCCAAATAATCCTTGTAAAACAAGTTC